TGACTACCGCCCCCAATTGGTCTACATCTCTGACTCCAACTTTTGCGAAGCAGAGTGAATACCAAAATGGGTGGTTTACGGTCAAAGTACTGACTGCACTTACTGCACCAGTCCTGTCGACCAACGTGGTCATGCAAATTTTTGTCCGTGGCGCGGAGAACTTGGAGTTCGCCAATCCTACATCTGCCCCCCAAGGGTGGTCATGTTGGGATGTCCAATCTGACGAAATTGTAACAGATTCTAAGACGAGTACTATGGGTGATGCGTCACATCCTGATGCACATCAATATCTTGTCAACCATGGTGAAAGGATTTTGTCTCTTAGACAGAACCTTCGGCGTATGACCTTTGTAGGCGCTACTACACCGATTATCACCGGAACTAATACTTTAAGTTTGTATCAGAAATACTTCGGTAAAATACCACCCTACTTCGGTTATGATACCGCAGCTGGCATTCACACAGCCAAGGGTTTGGTAAATACTGGTACTACTTACAAATTCAATTTTGTGAAAACAACACCACTTAATTGGATTAACACAGCCTTCGTGGGATATCGGGGCTCAATCAATTGGTCTTTTGCCGTTGATTCCCGTATTCCATTAGGGCACGTACGTGTGTTGCGTCAGAATTTTGGGTCTGTACCCTTTTCTAACGTAGCACAAGATGTCGTTACCACCAAAGCATATGGCACTCTTAGTGAAAATGCTCAGTTCTATAATCAAAACATGGAACCTGGTGGAGCTGGTATGTCGATTACCCATCAATTGACTAACGCCGGCATCAACGTGCAACTCCCAATGTACACCAACTACAACTTCGCAAGTACCTCGCGCAATCGTGCAACAGGTCCTAACGGTGGAGATGGTGAGCTTTACGATACGGCAGTTTTGGAATTGGGATTGGTGTCAGACATCTCTCCTTCAACACGGATTTATTCGTATGTTGGAGTAGGTACTGATTACGATCCTGTATTTTTCCTTAATGTGCCCACGTTCACTTACATTGGGAACGGTGGTGTACCAGTCTAAGCACCACGAGCCACTTGCGGCGGTTAATGGCAAGACTAGAGACAACTAGTAAAGCATAAAACACAAAACAGCAGATGTCTACCACGTCCAGTTGGAGATTCCTCTTTGGAGGCCATGAACTGATCAGATGCGTGATGACGCCCCGTATGGTGGGGGCTGTCTCTCGATACTTGAAAGAGAGTTGCTAAAACCGTG